AAGATTAAACAACCCGTCCGCCACGGTTTCTACTCCTCAAAAGGTCATGCAATGATGTCAAACGCTGTGCCAGACTTTGACGGCGCACCCTGCCCGTCAAATGCGTAATCAATCGCCACCGGGTCGCCGCTGTCAGCGTCAAACGTGATCGGCCCAACTTCGGTGATAACGATGGTTCCGCTGATGTAATCGTCGGAGTCTGCGTGGAACTGTGCCGCCACTTCGTCGCCACGTGCCAGTGGCTGCGCCCCGCCAGCGTGGAGCATGACAGTCACAGTGCCGGACCACTCGCCCACGCCAACCGTGGTTTTTCGCCAGCCGCCCGTGCTGTTCGTCGCGTACTTCGCCGATGCTCCGCCGATCGTCAGTTCCCACTTCCCTGTGTGGTCAACTTCCGTCGGTGATGCCCCGGTCTTGAACGTCATGGACTTCCCGGTGAATGGTGTGCCTGCTGCCATTGTATCGTCTCCTGATTACGGTTTGGCGGTTGCTGAATAAAGAATCCCAAGCTTCAAATTCGTGGCCGTTGTCGCCACCCCAAGAATCGTCACATAGTCACCTGTGGCAAGGTCTGAATACGGTGCAATTCCTCCGGCGTTGATGCTGCACACATACACCTGCCCGACCGTAAACGCTGAATTGAATGTCAGGTTCCCGCCGTAGCAGTATTGCAGCGGCTGCCCGTCGCTTGCCCCGTGTAACGCGATACCGATGGCCTTTGACGATGCCAGCACGTCTGCATCACATGGCTTCAGTTTGTTGCTGGCCGTTGTGTCTGCATAGACCGGCTGCCCGGCTGTCACAGTCCCGCCGGCTGTGCCGTATCCGATCAGGCTGGTGGTTGTCTTTACCACGCTTGCCGCTGTCACACTCACGTCTGCCATGCCTTAGACTCCCACGTGCATCAAGTCGAACTGAACCGCCGTCGTCCAGACGCCTGTTGCGTCGTCCTGTGTTGTTGTCATCTGCCCTGACGGCTTCGCGGTCGCAATCTCTACCGCGCTGCCCGTGAATCCCTGATTCTGCCAACTCGTGACGGCCTGTTGTGCAATGGCTTTGCTGCGGTCGTAGTCAATGGACATACAACCCAGCGTCAACGATGTCCGCCAGCCCTGACTGCTGTTTGTCCGCCAAACTGGCTCACTGACCGCATCGAACACCACCAGATCATCAAAATACCCATCATCATCCGCGTCATCATCGAGAGTCTCTGCGTACTGATCGACACTGGCCACCAGCCTTTCAACCGGGACAAGGTCGCACAGTGCAGCCGTTGCGGCCCACCATTCGCCGATTGCCCGATCAATGCCAGTCTCTGCCATTATCTCACCGTCGCCTTTTTCTTGCCAGCCTGTGGCCTCAGTTGCTGCTTCAACGTGTTCCCGATTTCAGCCCCGAACATGTTCAGATTATTTTCTACTGCCGGCTTCAAAAATGGTCTGCCCTTGCCGTCCTGCCGAAACTCCCACATGGCCATGTAACCTGCCACCTTTTTGTCAACGTATGTCCTCGCCTGTGGCTTCTTGCCCTTCATCCGCAGTTCTGCGGTGATGGACTTTCGGCCCTTGCCTGTCCGCATCTTTGGCGGTTCGCCTGGCTTGCTGCTGCCGCTGCCTTCCAGAAATCCGCCAGTCATTGCTCCGCTGATGTCTGCGTCACCCGACAACGTCAGCCGATTAAACTCCCGCTCTCGTGCCCTCTGCTCTTTTTGCGCCTGTGTCGCTGCTTTTTTCCGTCGTCTGTTGCGGTCCCTGTTTGCTTTCTTCAGGCCCAACACAAACGATTTGATTCGCTTTCGTGTCTGCTTTGCTGTTTTCCTCGCTCTCTTGACAGCCTTTTTTGTGGCCTTCGTCGCCCGCTTTGCTGTCTTGCGTCCAGTTCGTGCCAGTGTGTTACTGGCCAGTTTCCGCTCAACTCTGCGCGTTGCTCGTTTGATGCCTTTTGTGGCTCGTTTTGCTGCCTTTGCCACAGCCTTATTGGCTTTGGCTCGCAGCTTTGCATACTTACTCTTTTTCCCCGAACGTCGTCCCATAAAGCTTCTTAAAATAGGCGTCTTTGGCTGCAGCTTTCAGCATTGCTCGCTTTTCACGTGCTCGTGCGTTCTTCCTGTCCTTTTCCTCGCGGCTCGGTCCCGTGTATTTTCTGCTGACCATCTGTTGCGCAATGGACCTGCACAACTTCGCCGCACGCTCAAGACTTTTGCCGGTCGCTGTTTCCAGTGACCGCATCAACTCCGGCCTGCGGTCCTTTTTTTTGATTTTGACGCTCATGTGTCGCACCGGCTGCAAATCAGATAGGGCAGATCCACCCGATTGAACTGGTTTTCAACCCGATCAATCCGAAAGTTCTCGCCATCTGCATTCGTGATCGTGTCCGCCACGTTCACGTCTCTGAGGCTCTGCAGAATGCAGTAGTATTCCCCGGCCATTGCCCGGCGTTTGCCGGACTGTGTCGCGGATATCTCAGCACTTGCCAGGAACCACTTTGCCCGGATCTGTGCCACCTCAGAATCAACGAAAGCCCGCTCGGCCTTTGCTGGCCCTGTGGCTGTTCGCCTCTGCTTCAGTGTCACAAACTCAGTCAACTGCAGGTGGCAGTATGAACGCTGCAACGCCGTCTCTGCCGGGTCGCTGAACATAACCACCCACGTTGTTGTTGCGTGCCCTCGCTTCACCCTGAACGTGTCGCCAGCAGTCACTGCCGTGGTGCTGGCTGGCGTCCAGATATGTGCCCGCCTGATCGTCTGCCGCTCGGGCTGCTCAATCAGTCGGACAGTGCGGGGAATGGCCACGCCTGCCGAATTCGTCCACGTCGCCTGTTCGCCGAGTTCGTCGGTGTTCAGGATGGCGCAAACATCTTCGGCAAACTGGTCACGCAGGCTCATCGTGTGCGGCTCGCTGTCTGCTGTGGTGCTGATGCTGCGGTTTCCTCAATCGTGATGAAATCACGGCTTGCAAGGTTCTGCAGCATCGAATCATCCACATCATTGACGGAAACGGTCGTATCTTTATTCTCGAACACTTCCAGCATCACGCCCGTGGAAAGCATGGTGCGGAATTGTCGCTTGTTTGTCTCTTTGTTCCGGCCTTCAGATGTCGGCCCCAGGCTCACTCGATAGGTCTTCATTGTCTTGAATCCTCCCGCCGAAAGAATGCTGCCACCGCATGGCGGATGCAGTGGCAGCCACCGGCAGCCGTCGCTGCCGGCGTTGCTCAAATCACACCGCCGTCATCAAGTGGTCAGCGTGCAAAGGATCGAGGTCCACCATGCGAAGTATCCCACGTTGTAGCGGGCTTCGGTCATGAACTTCACGTCCTTCGTTTCCAGATCGTCGATGCCCTTCATCATACGCGTCAGCGGCTCGCGTCGCTGGAACACGAAAGGCTTCACGGCTTCGCCGGTCTTGAACAGGTACAGCTTCACGTCGCTGGTCAGGTACGGGCTGGAAACGATGTTCGGGCGGTCCACAACAACGTTCGTGCTGTTGCCGATCAATTCCGATTCCAGCGCGTCATACACCACGTCACGCAACGCCAGCGGAACAAGCAGCGTCAGGTCATTCAGCCGGCCAACCGTCGGGCGGTTGTACAGCTTGCCCTGATCATTCTTGAACGCCAGCATGGTCTTCACCATCTTACGAATGGCGGTCTTCACCTCGGCAACAGTTGGCGCCGAGGTGCTGGCTACAGTGCTGGTGATGCTGTTGGACTGGGTGCCGCTGTTGCCCCACGCGTGGTCAGTATCGAAGAAATACTGACCATCGAAGCAGGTGCTTGACGCGCCCTGTTCCAGCACGGAAAACCACAGCTCATCCGGATGATACGCGGCCTCGATGCCCAACTGTTCGAGCAATGGGCCGTACTGTCCGAGGTTGTCGTCGGCCAGGTCAGTCTTCTTCACCAGCAGACTGTTTTCCCAATGCTTGTTTTCAAGCACAAAGTTTGCCGCACGCAGTTCCGAAAACTGACGCTCGCCCAGCCACTCACGCATACCAGGGACGTTGCCAATCCATCCATATTTTTCGGATGAACGGTTGCTGGTAGCGTCATAGCAGACAGACGGATAAAACGGAGTTGCTGCAGACACTCGGTTGTCAAACTTCGCTGTCAGGTCTCGCAGCTTGACCTGTGCTGATGCGATATCCAACGCCATTTTGAACCCCTTTCAGGTCAAGGCAAATCAGCCCAGAACGTCAATCATGACATCCATCTGAGTTGCGGAAACGTAATTGACAGCCCGACCGATTCGGGATGCGTTCGTGCTGGTTGCGGTCGTCGTGAAATTGTCCGTTGCATAGATCAGGTCGCCCGCAGTCGCCTGCGTGAAACTTGATCCGGTCAAACGGAACACGCCCTCGGTCCACAGCTCCACAACCTTGTCACCGGCACTGCCGCCGCTGTTGTCGCACTGCTGATAGACGATGCCCGCGAAGGCATTTGCCCCGGCGTTGTCGTCGTTCGTGACGAATCCTGTGGACGCATCCCAAAAGGCAATCGTGTTCTGATACAGGTTCACGGCTGCTGCTTTGCACTGGACGATATCGCCAGCATCCTGCATCAACACCACCTGATTTGCTGTTACTGCCATCGCTCAATTCTCCTCACTTCTGAAGTGCTTCCAGCCCGTCATCAATGCGACGGCTGCGGATGTACTGGTCTTCTGAAACGCTCAGAAGGTGTCTGTGCTGTGCAAACTCCGCCCGGTACTTTGCGTTCGGATCTGCTGGCGGTTCTGGTGCTGCATCCAGCACGCTGCCCCGCTTGCCCATCAGGTCTTTCAGTGCGGACTGCGTTTCCTCGACGGAAAAGCCAGCGTCCACAAACGTGTTGAACTTGTCGGACTGCCCGGCCAGGTCGCACAGTGCCCGGATCTTTTTGCACCGATCACGCTCGGCCTGCGCCAAGTCTGCGGTGCTGGTCGTCACAACTTCAGGCGGATCAGTCACGCCAGACAGCTCGGCAGCCGGCGGTGTCTCCACGGCTGGCGTCGGCTGTTCAGGCGTTTCTGGTGCCTGCGGCTCGGTTTCGTCAGCCATCGGCTGCTCTCCTTTGCTCGCAAAATAGCGGTCCAAAAATGACGCAATGCGGCCCCGGACCACGTCGGGCGGTGCATCGCCGAAATATGTACTCAGCAGGGCGGTTGCCTGTGCTGGAAGGTCTCGCAGATCGGCTTCAAGAGAAAACATGCCGCCGCGTGTGGCTGCCGGATCGTCCACCACGTCACCGGCCTTGATTGCCTGAAAACGCATCGGCCACATACCACGCTCGGCCTTCGGTTTCGCGTCGTTTGCAGCCTGGAACGCCTGCAGGTCTCCCTGGTCCAATTTTGTTGCCAGACTCACACCGAAAGACTCTGGATCGGACTCTGCCAGATCCATCACGTAATTGCCCAGGTCGCCCTGCGGACTGGTGAACGCTGCGTCCGCAATGTGCAGGTCTCCGCGTAGTGTGTTGCCGTCAATCCGCAGATTCTTCCACCGGCCCAAATAACTGCCCATGCCATCGGCTGACATGTTCGGGTGTGTGAATCGGGCTTTCAGTCCGTTCGGGCTGCGTGTACTCAGGCTCAACGCCTGATCCAGCGTTTTTGCGTCCACTGTCCACGGTCGCACCTCAGCGTCATTCAGGTTTCCCACCTGCATCAATGACGCGCCGAAAATGACGTTCGCCTTCCGATCTACTCGCACCGGCGGTGCCGGCAGTCGATCAGTGCGGAACATGCCCGGATCTGTGAGAGTCTGCAGAGTCTTCATTGTGCCTTGTCCCTCGCTTCCATTTGTTTCTTCACTTTGCCGCTCCAGGCTTTGCCGGGATCTCCGCCCCACAGTGCCCAGGCGATTCTGCCATTCGATGGATAGCCCGGTTCTCCAGGACTGAATCCCTCGCCCTGTTTGTCCACCTCATGCCGCGCGAAGAATGACACCATGCGGTTGATCGTGTCCGGACTCATAGCCTTGCCGTTGCTCAGGTCTCGAGCGCGTGCAATGCCGACAGCCGTTCCGCCTCGCTTGTGCTCTCGCCGCCACTCAAGGCCCTGCTTGGCCTCTGCACGCACGCCCGCCGGCGGCCTGAAGTCGATGCCCGTGTACTTCTTCGCAACGGCCAGCGTGGAAACGGTGCTGTAATCCGCTCCGCTGTCCTGTTCGTCGTCGTTCGGATCGTCTGGCATGTCAGGCTGGTCTAACTCCAGATCCGCACGATACGCCATCATGCGTGCTTCCATGTCGGCCTTCGCCCGCTGCTCACGTTCGATCTGTTGCAACGTCTCGTCAAAGTCACGACCACGACTCGCAAGGCTTTCGGTCTGCGTTGTCAGCCCTGATTCGATGGCCAGAATATCGGCCTGCACTTCCTTCTGCGGGTCAACCCACGGCCAGCCCGGCGGGATCCACTGGTGCTGTAGGAAGTGCTCCCTGTGCTCTTCATACTTCACCGGATCGACCGGCAGGACACCCTGCACAACGGCCCGATCAATAAACCGTGCCCAGACCTTGCGAAACACTTGCTCAATCAGGCAGGACTGCCACACCTTGAACGTGATTCGGCCATCAATCAGGGCAAGACGCCCGCCGCTGAAATTGTTCGTGAACTGCTTCGCGAGTAGTTCATACGGATAACGCAGGGCAGCCGCAACCCCATGCAATGACCACTCAACATACGGTGCCAATGTCGTACCCGGCCTTGCTGGGTCGCTGAACGTGATGCCTTCGCCGTCTGCCAGATATTGGATGCTGCCCGGTGCCAGGTCTTCCAGATTGCTCCGGCTTCGTCCGGCCTCCGCCAGTGTCACCGGATCAGTCA